CTATATCGTTTGCCTCATGGTTATGCCATACTCGTTTGGTATAACTGCGCACCATACCTTCAACAGCTTCATCTGACCAGTCATCAGGCATTAGATACCCTTTGACTGACCAAAATAATCTAGCTGCTTCTTTTCTGTTTTGCATGAAAGTTCTCCTTTGGATGATGCCAATACAATACAAGATATAACATCAGGTCAATCAAACTATCGTTAGGTTCTTCTAGGTAAATGCCATAGGTGTCATAATACTGACAGTTATACACAGCAGAGGTAAAACTTAGAACTCTAGGATATCCATTTTTTCTAAGTTTTTTATACCAAGAGAGCAATTTCTTCTGCCCTATTTTCTGCTTCAATTAATGTTGGAATATTCTTAGAGTGCAGGAACACTGTCTCATCATTCTCTACCGCAATCAGTTCATAGGCAGAGCCGTTCTTATAAACACGAACAACTCCACCATTATCTTGAATCCAATACTCTGAGATTAATACTTTAGGCACCAGTCAACTCCTTATACCAAGGTTTCAGGAACGGCAAATGGTTCTTTAGAATCTCTGCACACTTGACAGCAATTTCACGATGCTCTTTCTGTGTGCCATTACCACAACGCAACTCGCAGTAATGAATCCAAGAACGAACACTACCTTTCATGTACATACGAGACTGCATGTTACCCTCTGGCAACACAGCACGGGCTTGCTCTTTAGCAATACCCTTTTTTAGTGCTTCCCGGTAGATACGTTGGGAGTGAGTTGTTAGAAACTTCTGTTGTGCATCCCACCATGCTTGTAGTCCAACATCATCAGTCTCTACAGAGTTTTGACGGTTCTTAGTGTCCTGCAACCGTGCTTCACGCATATAGACAGCAAGGTCTTTAGTTGGATCAGCATACCGTTGTGAAAACTCTTGGAATGAAAACGAACGGTGTCGCAGAATCTGCCGTGCAATATCCCGTGTTGTATTAATTTCAAGAACCATATCAACCATTTCAAATGGAGACCAGTGCTTGTTATCAATCAAGTATTTCAGTAGTTTACCACTATTAGGATTGCTTTGATTATCTGGATTAGAAATTCTAGCACAGTAACTAATAATGTCTTGGGCGGACATTTTCTTCCCACTACCATCTTGATAGGCATTGACCAGAGAAGAGGTAATGGCAACGGGTAGTACGGTTTGGTTCATATCTTAAAGCCTTTAAATTTATCTTCTGCACCAGCAGGGGTTTTATCAAATACAGGAATACCATCATCAACTAAGGTTTGGTCTGATGGTTCAACGTCATATAGTCGCATCTTTGATCTATCTATGCCTACTACAAAACGTTTATTCTTGTTAGGGTCATTATATCGGTTCTTTAACTGCTTTACCATAATCTGACCAGACTGATCAAGTTCTTCATTAGATACCAGAGCAAACATCAAGTCTGCTGTAGCAGGAAGACCAAATGATTCTGATGTATCTTCTAGACCCGGATCAGAGTTTCCATAACCAGAACGGGTAGTCTGTGTAGCACTGAGAACAGGAACACCAAACTCTACAGCAAGACCACGAAGTTCTTCAGCAATAGCTTTGATGTAGGTATAGGAGTTGATTGCTCCACCCATAGACTTCATACGAGATGAAGAACAGATGTTCAAATAGTCAATAAAAATAATGTCAGGAATGAAAGAACGTTTTAGTTTCAACTCTTTAAGCAATGCTCTAAAGTGTCCAACGTGAGCAGAACCAGTAGGATATTCTTTTACAATCAGTTTACCTACAGTTTTCTTGGCAAGATTATTCACCTTCTCAGTAAACATAGTCTTAGGCATTTTATCTAATTGATCAATAGGAATATCTAACAGATTAGCATCAATACGTTCTGCAATACGTTCTTCTGCCATTTCCATTGTAATATACAGAACATTCTTGCCCTGAAGTAAAGCATTAGCACCGACATGACACATGAATAGGGACTTACCTACACCTGTGCCAGCCAGAGCAATGTTCAATGTCTTGTCAGGCAAACCACCTTTGGTAATCTTATTCAACAGTTCAATATCAAACGGCAGTTTGTCTTCTACACGATTATAGAACTCGAAACGGTCTTCTGCATTGTCAATATAATCGTGGCCAATGTTAGTATCAAATGCTACTCCTAATGCTTCAGAAAGAATTTCAGGAATAGCATTCTTGGTCATGGTCTCACTTTTACCATCAAGGATATTAATAGATTCCATAATAGCAATATGCAAGGCACGTTCTTGACACCAGTTCTCTGTCTTCTCTAGCAGAAAGTCTTGGTCAATATCTACAGAAGAAAACACCTCTGGAAGCAAAGCAGAGACTTCAGTGAACATATCATCAGATACCTTCTCATTCTGTTCTAAGTCAATGCGGAATGCTTCCAGAGTAGGCAGTGTATTGTGCTTGTCTACAAATGCAGCAACCTGCTTGAAGATAACCTTAAGGGAACCTTCAAAGTAGTTGGGTTTCAGAAAAGGAACAACTTTCCTAAGATACTCTTCATTAGTCAAGAGTGATCGTAGGATTGTCTTGTTCAGGTTCTCGCTCATTAAATACTGCCTTTCCTTCGTCAATCGCTTTCTCTAGAACTGATACCATAATGTCACCCGCCATTTCATTCAGTTCCTCATCCTGTGTGACGTTATTATTAGGGGAATGAAAGATGTTATATTCAAATGACATTTGAGCGGATTCATTTTCTTCAACTTCATCAAAACTCATCTCACCAAACACCAAGATGGTGTCCTTATACTTTCCTTCAAGGAGAATCTGAACACCCCAGTCAACGATTTTATCGCTGACCGAGGCACCATTGACGCCTACAAGACGCCAATCCTCAAACTCTTTTAGTTCACTCTTCAAGTTCATCTTTACTTACCACTTCAATGTTAGAACTACCACCCTGTTTATAGTTGTTTTCTGTAAACTCTTTAAATTGAGTGGTGTTAATAATACCATCCCAAAAGTCTTTTGTCAACTCTTTTGCACGGTATTTTTTGTCTTCGACTTCACCTGTTTCCGGGTCAACTTTCGAATACCAGCCGTTAGAAGGTTTGATAACGAACTCTCCCGCCAGAGCAACATCAAGTAGACCAGAATAGTTATCGACGCCGCCTTCCCAAGTAACCGAGATAGGAATGATTGATTTTTCACGGACATATCTAGATTTCTCCACATTGATTACAAAGTCATATCCAACGATAGATGTTCCTTCTTTATTCTGTCTGCGACCCAGAATCCAGATATCATCAGCAGAGTAATAAAGACCAGTGCCACCTGATACAACTTTCTTAGAAAACATTTCTTGTGTATCATATGTATGAGCAATACCAATGAACGGGATATCTTTCATACTCAGGTGTGGTGTAGCAATACGGAAGACAGACTTGAGTTGCTTGGCACGGGTCATATCTGCTACTGCTTTTTCGTTTAGTGCATCTTCTACTTCTTTCTTAGAAGCCAAGTTGCCCAACGAATCTACAACGATAATAACCTTATCACCTTTTGTAATGTTTTCAAGTTGGTTAGTCAGGTCAAACTTCAGTTCTTCAATGTTAGTAATAGGGCAGTGCAACACACGTTCCATATCAATATCAAACATATCAAAGTATGATTGTGGTGAACCAAACTCGGAATCATAGAACAGCATTACTGCATCAGGGTGTTTCTGCATATAGGCAGAAGCAATCTTTAAAGAGAAACTGGTTTTAAAGTGTTTAGATGGTCCAGCAAGAATAGTAACACCGGGTGACAGACCACCATCAATAGAACCTGACAGTGCTACGTTTATCATAGGCACATCAGTAGATGCCATTTCTTTCTTACCATAGTATTTTGACTTGGTAATAATCTCAGAATCCAACTTTGAATTCTTTTTGAGTTTATCCATAATAGACGGCATAGTAATTATTTTCCTTGCTTGTTGTATGCTTTCCACTGCCGACGCTTAGACTTGTTCTTGGGTCGTGAGTTATTTGACTTGCCAATAGAAGTGCGGGTGTGTGGTTTTGAATTGCCTTGCTTGACTTGAACGGACATGTATGGTTACTCCTTTTACATTTAGAAGGGTATTATATATCATTGGATTCTGTTTGTCAATCACTAAATGTATAAATATAAGACAAACACCAACCCAAGGCAAACACGATGATGAAAAAATTGTTTGCTGCTTTCATTATGTTGTTCGTGACTACAGCAGCTTATGCAGAAGAAACAACTTCCACTAATGATCCAATCGTTACAGAGAATACAACTACCAGCACAGTCACCAGTACAAGTGACTCTACTAACACAGTAATCTCTGCTCCCCCCTCTGCTATTGCACCTACCATTAATACAACAAACTCTGACATTTGCACTATTGGAGTGTCAGGTGCAGTTCAAACACAGATTCTTGGTATCTCTGCTGGTTCTACAGTAAGAGACATGAACTGTGAGAAACTTAAGAATGCTACACAGTTGTATAATATGGGAATGAAGGTCGCTGCGGTATCTGTTATGTGCCAAGACCCTAGAGTATTTCAGGCTATGATGGATGCAGGAACTCCCTGCCCTATTGATGGATTGATTGGCGATCAAGCTAAAGATGCTTGGAATGACCCTGCAAATCAGTATGTTAGACCGGATGTACAAAGCAATAGAGGTTTTAATGTTGACTCGGATACACGGACCACTCTTATCGGTGGTGCTATCGTTGTCGGTATTCTCGCAATACTCTTGGGCGGATAGTATATATGGTGTAACTAACAATGCAGCTGTCAATGGACTAAATTGGTCTATGACTGGAGTTCTGCCTGATAGTTCTGCTCCTAATGTTTCTTTACAAGTCAATGGGTTGACATACTATTATGTTATGTCTAAGAATCCAGAGGATGCTGCTAAAGTTTATGTGCGTAATGAAGACCCTGTTAATGGTGGGTATATCTTTGAAGAGGTAGATGATTGGACAGGAGTGCCGGGAAACTCAATTCAAAAGTATTTTAGGTTTACTCCTATTCCATCAGAGCAATGGGGTGATGGTAGTATGGAAGTAGAAGGCAACGGAACTATCTCTGATCCTTCTATGATTTACAACTACCGAATGGATATTACAGAGCCTGACATTATCTGCACAAATTCGTTCTTAAATCCATTATGCCCCAATTTTATAACTGATTTATATAAATATTTGTCTACGTTAGATACTCTTGACCCTGACAATGAATACTATGAAGAATGGTTAGCAATACAGGAATCTAAAAAAGCAGTAGTAGTAGTAGAAGTTGAAGAAATTGTCATTGAAGAAGATGATGAATTAGAAGCAAGTCTTAGAACAGATTTGAGTATGGAAGGTCTGATTGATGTAGACCAAGAAAAAGGTAGGTTAGATCAAATTGCTAATGTCCCTTTATTAAATCCATATTATAATACGGTGTATAATCAGGGACTGAATGAATACCCTGATAAGCATGTAATACAAGACGATATACAATTGCCAGATAATAACAGAGCTTTGAGACAGTTGGCAGGAGATGCCAAACACTACACAATGGTGCGCTCACAATATGATAACGAACAATAACGGAGAAAAAAATGTTCAGAATCATTACGGCAGCTGCTATCATCGGTTTAGGTGCAGTTGTATCTCAAGCAGAAAGCGTTCCGATTACAGGTAACGTATCATCTAAATGTTCAATATACACAGACGTTTCTGGCGTCTATGGCAACCCTACACCTGATACACTTAGCACAATTCCTTCTGATGGTGGCGTATACCCTGTTGTAAGATACGCAGTAACTTCAGCAGACGAATTTATTGCTAAAGTATCTTGGCCCAATTCCTTTGCATCTGCACCTTCCTTAACAGACTCAGTAGTATGGGACGGTGAAGTTACTGTGTCCAATACATCTGATGCTGGTATGTCAGGTTATGAAGCAGCAAAGGTTGAGTATGAGAATGTAACAGAATATGATTTAACTGTTGCAGGATCAACTTGGTTTCAGGTTGAGTCTACCGTTGAATATGGTTTCGGTAAGGCACTTCCCGGTGGTCAATACTCTGCTAATGTAGTTGCGGAGTGTATTGCAAAATAATGAAAACATTTATCGCAGCGGTAGTAGCATTACTTACAGCTACTGCCGCCTCTAGTCACGAATGGACACCTTCTTATCCACAGTTCAAACCATCTTTTATGGAAGGGATTGCTGTGACTACTATGACTATTTTCAATAGACGTAAAGATATATCCTATTATGAAGTCAGTGTTCTGGATGAAGACTGGAACCCTGTGCCGTTTGCTTCTACTAGAAAATTGATTAATGTTGAATACCTTGAAAGGCAGAATGTAGAGATTTACCTTAGAGAAGTAGACTGTGATAGAGTAGAATATATCTGCACAACTTCAAAGATACTAGAAAGAGATGCTACGTCTTCTGGCGTCGATTCTAGAATATGCTCAAGGGTGTAATCAATGATTAATTATGGATATGTTAGACTTTTCTTATTTGCACTTATAATGGTGCTACTTTATTCTACTGTTGCATTTGGCCAATCTGGATCAAGTTCACTAAACTTGTCCCTGCCTACAGCACCCGGAAGTTATCAAAATGATAGGTTCAAAGCAGGTGATCTAGATTGCTCTAATGCAATTGGTTCCGCTACAAATTTAGAATTTGGCGTAACTGGCATTATTGGCAGAGGATATACTGATCCTCTTGGTGGTTATGTAGACTCAAGGGTCGGAGATGTTGGTATCTTTGCCCGTATTGTTATTCCTTTAGGTCAAAAACCCAAGTCAAGAATTGACTGCAACAGACTTTATGAACTCGAACTGCGCAAGAAACAGTTGGAAGTGATGCGATTAGAACAAGAATTGCAACAACTGAGAGCATTAGCGTTCCAGTAGGAGAAGTAAAGTGTACGAGTATAGAGCGAATTTAGTTAAAGTGGTTGATGGAGACACAGTAGATGTTGATATTGATCTAGGATTTGGAGTATGGCTGCGTGATGAACGTGTTCGTATTATGGGCATTGATACACCAGAATCTAGAACCAGAGATAAGGTTGAAAAGTTATTCGGTCTTGCAGCAAAGAATAGAGTTAAAGAAATGTTAGAAAAGAATGTTGTTCTTAAAACATTTGCTGCTAAAGACGGTGAAGATATGAAGGGTAAGTTTGGTAGAATTCTTGGTGATTTCTTTATTGAGTCTGAAGGAAAACTACTGACTGAAGTTATGATTGATGAAGGCCATGCAGTACCATATCATGGTCAAAGTAAGGATGATATTCAAGAGCAGCATCTTGCAAATAGAGAAAGACTAGTAGCAAAAGGTGTAGTTATTTTAGAAGATATTTTAGATGAAGGATTAAAGTAATGGCTGAAGAACAAAAA